TGTTGGAAAGAGATAGAAAGAATCAGCAACGTTGGATAAAGACGGATGAATGAATACAAAACCAAACAACAAAAGCGTAAGTTCTATGACAGTGGTGAATGGAGGAGTATGCGTGAACAAGTAAAGAAGCGTGACAACTATGAGTGCCAAGAGTGTAAGCGCAAAGGTCGTGTTCGTATCGATACCAATGAGTACAGTGAGAGTGCGAAGCGTAAGAAGATACAACTCGTTGTCCATCATATAAAAGAACTTGAACATCATCCAGAACTTGCGTTAGAAATAGATAATTTAGAAACAGTCTGTGTGGATTGCCACAATAAAGAACATGGAAGAACATTCAAAAAGAAACAGAATAAATGGCAACACGATGAAAAGTGGTAAAAATGATTTAGAAACAATACCCCCCCTTAAAAAAATTCATCAATTTTTCGTCTAAGGGGCACCGGAGGAGGGGGTTAACTGTCAGGTTTTTTTCGATTTTACGCACGTAAGGGGGGGTGGGTAGATGGCTGTTAGTATTGTGAGGTTAAAAGAACAGCTTATGAATAGTATTGATATCACAGATTTAGTCGAAGTTGAAAAAGTAGAAAGATACATTGATCTGGTCAAAGCATTTAGAAAAATAAATAAAACCATTAATAAAGAAGGCGAATCTGTAACAGTAAAAAATGGTTCTCAAGTTTTTGTTAAAGCCCACCCTCTTATAAGTGAGAGGAACAAAATTAACAGTTCTTTAATTGCTTTAGGAAGAGATATAAAACTCGTTCCTAAAGTGGGTGCTTCTAATACGGGATACAGTCCAAGTGATTTAATATGATCAGGCAAAAGTATGTAGATGAATATATTGAGCTTTATAGGAGTGGGAAAATAAAGTTCAACAAAGAAAGAGAACTGTTAATTGACTATCTAGAAAAATATGTTTTGAACAGAGACGATTTGTATTTTGATGATGAAATGATTGAGAAGTGTATCCGTTTTGGAGAGAAATGGTACTTCCCGTTGCAAGCATTTCAGAAATTCTTAATAGCATTGGTTTTTTTGTTTTATAAGAAAAATGGCCGCGTGTTTTACCGGAAATTTTTGTGGATGCTAGGACGTGGTGGCGGTAAAAACGGATTAATATCAGTCATCATTCATTTTTTAATTAGTGAAATGCATGGTATCACGGAGTATAACATTTCCGTTGTTGCAAACAGTGAAGAGCAGGCGAAAACCAGTCCAGATGAAGTTCATAAATGCGTCAAACGAAATGAAATATTGCAACGAGCATTTAAAACCACATTAACCCAAACTGTCTCTAAAGCAACAGGAAGTATATTGAAGTTTAGAACGTCTAATGGAGATACAAAAGATGGTTTGCGTGATGGCGCGGTTGTATTTGATGAAATACATCAATATGAAAGCAATAAAGATGTTCGAGTCCACATTAGTGGTTTAGGGAAAAAGAAAAACCCACGTGAATTTTACATTGGTACAGACGGGTATGTACGAGACGGATTTCTAGATAAGCAAAAAGAAAAAGCAATGAAAGTTTTAAATGGTGAAGCCCGTCCAAATGCTATCTTTCCGTTCATTTGTAAATTAAATGATGAAAAAGAAGTCGATGATATCGATAATTGGGAAATGGCGAATCCGATGTTATCTCATCCATTAAGTGAGTATGCTGAGGGATTACTTGAAACGATAAAAGAAGAATATGAGGATTTAGAGGATGATCCAAGCAACCGAGAAGAATTCATGACAAAACGAATGAACTTGCCGGTTACAAATTTGGAGCGATCTGTTGCAAAATGGTCAGAAATTCTTGCTACAAATCGTCCATTTCCTGATTTATATGCTCAAGAATGCATAGGGGCATTAGACTTTGCTAGTATTCGAGACTTTGCAGCATGTGGTCTTTTATTTAGACAAAATGGGGAGTACATTTTTAAAACTCATTCCTTTGTTCGAAAAGAATTTGTTGATATCTATTATGGATATTCTAAAAAAGCAGGTGAGTTTAAAAAACAAAAATTTGCTCCAATAAAAGAATGGGAAGAGCAAGGACTACTAACGGTTGTGGATGAACCGACTATTAATCCTCAGCATATTGTTGATTGGTTTGTAGAAATGCGAGAACAATATGGAGTTAAAAAGATTATAGCTGATAACTTCAGAATGGAAGCAATAAGGCCATTATTAGTAGCAGAGGGGTTTGAAATAGAAGTTATACGAAACCCAAAAGCAATTCATAGTTTATTAGCTCCACGTATTGAAATGGCATTTGCAAATAAACAAATTGTTTTTGATGATAATCCGCTAATGCGTTGGTATACGCAAAATGTGTTGGTTGTTATCAAAGGTGATGGAAATAAAATATATGAAAAGAAAGAACCTGTACGTAGAAAAACAGATGGGTTTCAGTGTTTTGTTCATGCTCTTTATCGTGCGGATGAGATACAAGAAGCAACTGATTTTGTTATAGGTAACATTAAATTCTAATAAAGGGGGGTGATAACCATTGGATGGTTAGGTTCAGTATTTAAAAGAAATAAAGAACTAGAATTTATGCTAGATCTGGATTTGATTGCTGATACAGCAAATAGGCTTCACATGAAACGATTAGCACTTGATACATGCGTATCTTTTCTAGGAAGAACGATTAGTCAATCTGAATTCAGGGTAAGAAACGGTAAAACATTTGAGAAGAATGAGCTGTATTATCGACTAAACGTTAGACCGAATAAGAATATGACCGCAAGTACCTTCTGGGAAAGATTTATTCGTAAACTTATTTATGATAATGAATGCTTAGTCATACAAGCTGATGATGGTGATTTACTTATTGCCGACGGATTTCAGCATAACGAATATGCTGTATATGAAGATGCTTTTACAGATGTAACAGTAAAAGATTACACGTTTAAGAGAAGTTTTAAACAAAGCGAAGTAATTCACTTAAAGTATCGAAATGATAAATTATCTCCACTTATCGATGGATTATTTGCGGATTACGGAGATTTATTTGGTAGGATATTAAACTCACAGAAGCGTAAAAATCAAGTTCGTGGCACGGTTGATATGGATATGATTGGTGCTAAAACAGAAGAACAAATAGCGAAGTTACAAGAGTTTATAGACAACATGTATAAGTCGATTGGCTCAAAAGATATAGCTATTGTCCCACAACAAAAGGGTATTAATTATAACGAGATATATAACGGTGTTGCGAATGGCCCAAGTGTGGAAGAAATCAATAAAGTAACAAATGGTTTCTTAAATCAAGTAGCTATGGCATTTGGTATTCCAACAGCTCTGATATATGGGGAAATGGCTGATGTAGAAAAGCAAACGAAAAATTATATGCTTTTTACAGTACGGCCATTATTAAAAAAGCTATCTGATGAAGCGAACGTTAAATTCTTTGAAATGAGTGAATATCTTTTGGGACGAAGAATTGAGGTTAAGGCTGTTTCCTATCAAAGTATATTTGATCTTGCGACAAGTATTGATAAACTCATTTCTTCAAGTGCATTTACAGGAAATGAGATTCGATCAGAAGTAGATTATGAAGATTCTGATGATCCAAACCTAAATATCCACCATATTACGAAGAACTATACAAAATTAAATGAATCTGAAGGAGGGGAGAAAGAAAATGACGGTGAAAATTGACGTGAAAGGACCAATTATTTCTAATGATGAAGCTTGGATTTATGATTGGTTTGAAATGGATGCTACAAGCCCAAGTAAGGTTTCAAAAGAACTTGAAAATGCAAATGGTGAGGAATTAGTTGTATCAATAAATAGTCCTGGTGGTTATGTAAATGAAGGTTCAGAGATTTACACGGCATTAAAAAATTATCCTGGTCATGTAGAAGTTCAAATTGTTGGTTTAGCAGCAAGTGCAGCATCATTTATTGCAATGGCTGCCGATAAAGTCCGCATTTCTCCAACAGCACAAATCATGATTCACAATGCTTCTATGTGGAATGGTGGTGATCATCGTGACATGGAAAAGGCGGCTGAGATGTTAAAAATAACAGATCGAGCAATTGTAAACGCCTATGTCATTAAAAGTGGTAAATCAGAAGAAGAACTACTTAATATGATGGCTGAAGAGACTTGGATGGATCCACAACAAGCATTAGAAAATAATTTTGTAGATGAAATCATGTTCATGGAGAATCCAGTTAAAATGACAGCTTCAAGTGCCACTTCTACTATGATCCCGCAGAAAGTAATTGATGGTTTTAGAAATGGAACAATGGGAAAAGGTCAAGGAATTACAAAAGAAGATTTAAATACAGCATTATTAGGGTTAAAAGGTGAAATCCTGAATGATTTACAAACGAATACAAATCCAAAAGAGCTTATTCCAGAACCTGTTAATACAAAGCAGAATCTGAGTAAGCTCTTTTTAACTTTAGGAGGAAAATAAAATATGGTTATTAAATTCAATAACTTTGAAGAGAAGAAATTAGCTTTTGCGAAAGCAACACAGGAAGGTACAACAGAAGAACAATCGGCAGCATTAAATTCTATGATTGAAGCACTTGCTACAGATGTTCGTTCAGATATCTTAAATCAAGTGAATGAATCAATGGTAGATCGTTCTATTATGCAATCTCGCGGCGCTAATGTATTAACAAGCGAGGAAATGAAGTTCTTTAATGCAGTTGTGGAAGAAGGTGGCTTTAAGTCTACTGAAACTTTACCTAAAACAACTCAAGAACGAATCTTTGATGATTTAGTTGAAGATCATCCTTTCTTACAACATATTGGTTTAGAAAATTTAGGGGCTGTAACAGAATTCATTTACGGCGATCCAGAGGGTGCAGCAGTATGGGGACCGTTATTTGATGGTATTAAAGGGCAAATAAATGCTACATTCCGTAAAGATAGCATTTCACAACTTAAATTAACAGCGTTTATTCCATTAGCAAACGACATGTTGAAACTTGGACCGGTATGGGTAGAACGTTATGTTCGTACAATGATTACAGAGGCAATGAAAGTGGGTTTAGAACGTGGATTTGTAGCTGGTACAGGTAAAAATGAACCTATCGGGTTATTAAAAGATCCAAGTGGAAGTGTTGTGAATGGAGTATATCCAGATAAGAAGCCAGTAGGCACTGTAACATTCGAACCAGGTCGTAAAACAATCAATGAATTAAAAGGTGTTGTTAAACTACTAGCTAAAAAATTAAATGCTGATGGTTCGGATGCAGATCGACCAAAAAATATTGCTGGTAAAGTAGTAATGGTAACTAATCCGTTTGATACTTTTGATATTCAAGCGAACGCAACAATTCAAAATGCGGCTGGAGTATATGTAACAAGCTTGCCATTTAATCCGATCCTTACAGAATCGGTGTTTGTACCTCAAGGGAAAGTATTATTCTTTGTTAAGGGTCAATATGTTGCAGCGATGGGTGGAACAGAGCCAATCAAAAAATATGAAGAAACACTAGCTTTAGAAGATGCGACAGTTTATATTGCTAAGCAATATGCTACAGGTAAACCAAAGGATAAATACACTTCACAAGTTTACACATTGAAACTTGAAGAAGTAACGCCACCAACACAAGGATGATGTGAATGGATACAGTAATTTCAAATGAAATATTACAGCAATTCAAAGATAGGATACGATTAGGTGATGACGAAGACGATAACCTAAGACGTATCCTTTTTGCATCCAATGAGGCTCTAATAAAAGTGTGTGGATCGTATGACATAACCAAAGATGAGACGTTCAAAGAATTAGTTTTTGAGCGTTCTCGTTATGTTTACAATGATGCACTTGAGTATTTTACTAAGAATTTTTTAACCGAAATTAATAGTTTTGGCATTGCAAAAGCTTTAGAAGAAATAAAATTGGACGGTGATTAATATGCGTCCTTTTCAGTACAAAAAACCACTGAATTCCGGTGATTTTAGAAATCGAATTAGCATTGAACAACCTGTAGTAATAAAAGATGAATTAAACCAAGTAATCGAAACATCTTGGCAAGAAGTTAAAAAAGCATGGTCAATGATAAAAACGGTAAAAGGGTCTGAGTATGTTGAAGCTTCAGCTTCACAAGCTACTCGGATCTATCGTTTTGTAATCCCTTATACATCAGGAATTACAGAAGAAATGCGAGTTAATATGAAAAATCGTATCTTTGATATTATCGAACCGCCAATGAATGACGATGAAATGTATCAAACATTGACTATTATTGCAAAGGAGCATACTTGATATGAATGATTTTGCGAGTGAGCTTGCTAGAGAATTACAAAGATATGCGAATATTGTGGAAGAAAACTTAGAAAATGAAATGGATGAAGTGGGAGATATTGCTGTCGGTAAATTAAAGCAAGGTAGCCCTAAAAAAACAGGTACTTATCGTAAAGGATGGCGTAAGAAAAAAGAAGGTAATGGCGTTGTCCTCCACAATACACAAGGACAATTAACGCATCTTTTAGAAAAGGGACATGCGAAAGCCGGTGGTGGTCGAGTTCCAGCACAAGTTCATATTCGTCCAGTTGAAGAGTATGTAATTGATGAATTGCCAAAACGTATTGAAAGGGCGGTCGGGCAATGACATTAGGTGAATTAACAAAAATCCTTGAAGCTACAGGCTATCCTGTGGCTTATTCGCATTTCACAGCAACGCCAACCAATCCAGTTCCAGCGCCACCTTATATTTGTTTCCTTGTGGATGGTTCAGCCAATCTCATGGCTGATAACAAGGTCTATCACAAGATAAATGATTTAAATATAGAGCTTTATACAACTAAAAAAGATTTAGTTGCGGAAGCCAAGCTAGAACAAGTCCTAGACGATCATGAGATTCCTTATGATTCGTATGGGATTTTTATTGAATCTGAGAAATTATTTCAAAAAATATATGAAACGAGGTTGTTGTAAATGAATGAAAACAAAGTAACATTCGGTTTAAAAAATGTACATTACGTGCCATTAGATAGTAAAGATTTCTTAGTTACATTTGGGACGCCAATTCCATTACCTGGTGGAGTCGAACTAACTTTTGAGCCACGAGGTGATTTGATTGAATTCTATGCAGATGACATGCTTTATTATGCGGCAAGTAATAACCAGGGTTACGATGGAACATTAAGTATTGCTACTATCCCAGAAAAGTTTGCTATTGATGCACTTGGTGAGGAATTAGACGAAACAGATGGTGTATTAAATGAATTGGCTGATGCAAAAGGAAAACCATTCGCATTATTATTTGAGTTTGATGGTGATGTTAATGCAACGCGACATGTTATGTATAACTGTTCAGCAAGTCGTCCAACACTTGCATCTAAAACAAAAACAAGTTCTGCTGAACCAAATACAAATGAATTGAAGTTTGTTTCTAGCCCAATTGTTTTAGTACCTGGCGGAAGACCAATGGTTAAAACGAAAACGACTGCTAAAACAACACAAGCAATTTATAACGACTGGTACAAAAAAGTATATGTAAAAACACCGGCAGCACCAAAAGGAGTGTAAGTAGATGGAAAAGACGATTACTATAGATGGAAAAAAAGTCCGGTTGAAAAGCACCGCTGGAACTCCTTTTAGATATAAAGCACAATTTGGAAAAGATATGTTCGCGGATATCTTTAACTTACAAACTCTTATGCCACTTCTAAATGGAAAAGTTGATGAAATGGATTTTAGTAAATTAGATTTCGATGTTATCTATAATCTGGTGTGGGCTTACGCAAAAACGGCTGATGATAACATTTCAGATCCACTCACCTGGTTAGATGAGTTTGGTGTATTCCCTATTTATGAAATTATGGAGGAAATCCAAGATATTCTTATGAAATCAATACAAACATCAAAAAAAAAGTAACTGAGAATGATAGGAAACAAGGAACGAAAGGTGAAGGGATTACAACCGCAATGTTTCTTGCTCTTTGTTATAAACATAAACTAACAAATGCTGATTTAGAACTAATGACAATTGGTGGTTGCTTGGATTATATTGACGAATTTATCGAAATGGGTAAACCACAAAAAGAAACGGTAAGAAAAGCGGATCAAAACGATTTTGATGCATTCTAAGAAAGTAGTGAGATGATGGCAGGAGGAAGAATTAAGGGGATTACGATTGAAATTGGTGGTAATACTGAGCCACTCCAAAATGCTCTTAAAGATGTAAATAAGCGTAGTAATGACTTAGCGAAAGAGTTAAAAGATGTTGAGCGATTATTAAAATTTAATCCCGGAAATATCGAGGCACTTTCTCAAAAACAACAACTATTAACTCAGCGCATTGGAGCGACAACGGAAAAATTAAATCAATTAAAAGCTGCTGAACAGCAAGTTCAGGCGCAATTTGAACGTGGGGATATTTCCGCTGAGCAATATCGGGCGTTTAGGCGTGAACTTGAGTATACAGAAGGTTCTTTAGAGGGATTACAAAATCAGCTGAAAAATATGAAAGGTGAAGAAGAAAGAGTCGCACGGTCCACTCGTGAATTGAATGTTGTTTTTGATGCGACTGGTACAAGTATAAACGATTTTTCAGAGATACTAGGTGGACGATTAACAGCAGCCATACGGAAAGGTACCGCTACTTCTGCACAATTGGATGAAGCAATTGAGAGGATTGGACGTGCAGCTTTAGGAACTGATAGGGATTTAGAACGTTTCAAATCGACTTTGCAAAGTGTTCACGATGGGGCGGACTT